GCTGAACTAGGCAAACTTGATAAGTCAGCACGTTTTAAGGCTGCCGCCAAAATTAAGGCAAGTAGTCCGGCAATGCTTGAGGAAGGCCGCCGACAGTTTCCACCAGAAATTGGCGTAAGCATGATTCGTGGTATGGGCAACAAAGGCAGACTTGGGTACAACAAAACAGCTGTGGACAAAGGTGTGCAAATCATGGTGGGTGGCCGCGCACGTGGTCAAGGCATTACACCCCTAGTGACGCTGGTGCAAAAAAGCGCAGCTGGCGCACTGTTTAGCCAGGCAGGCTCTAAAAATAACAGCGACTTTGCACGCTTGCTTACTAATGTTTTTGGCAAGCCCCAGCGCGGCTTGTGGCGTTCTCGAGCATTTATTGCAGAGCAAGGCGCAGCTGACATTATGAAAGCCGTTGATGAAGTTATCGCTGACGCTAACCGCGCGTTAATGGCAAGGCTGTCTAATTCCACAGTACAAAAGAGGGCTGCCTAATGGCTATCTACCTACCCATCCTTACCAGCTTTAATGACAAAGGATTAAAAGCCGCCGAGAAAGGCTTTCGTGATCTTGAGGGCGCACAAGCCAAGGCGAAGTATGCGCTGGGTAAAGCAAACAAATATGCAGCTGTAGCAGTGGCTGGTTTAGTTGCTGGCCTTGGTGACGCTGTTAAAGGTGCGATGGAAGATGAGCAAGCACAGGCACAGCTAGCACGGCAGCTTGAAAAGACCACTGGCGCTACTAGCGCACAAATTAAAGGCATGGAAGATTACATCACTGCACAGGGCAAACTAAAAGGCACCACAGATGATGAATTACGCCCGGCACTTGCTGGCCTTGTACGCGCCACTAAGGACATTGACGAAGCACAAAAGGTTGCTAATTTAAGCCAAGATATAGCGATTTCTAAAGGCCTGTCACTCGGAACAGTTACAAAGGCAATGGAAAAGGCATATGGCGGCAACATGACTGCACTAGCAAAACTGTCTCCAGAGCTACGACAGATGATTAAAGACGGCGCAACCCTTGAAGAAGTTATGGCTGAAATGTCTGAAACTTTTGGTGGTGCTGCTACAGATTCTGCTAACACTGCTGCAGGCTCGATGAAGCGTTTAGGTGTGGCTCTTGGTGAGGCAAAAGAAGGTGTAGGTGCTGCACTGTTGCCAATACTTGAAAAGGCTTTACCAGTGCTGCAAAAGTTTGCTGAATGGGCGCAAGACAACCCGAAGCTGATCACAGCTGTCGCCGCTGCCTTTGGTGTGCTTGCGGCAAGTGTTGTAGTAGTTAATGCAGCCATGGCCTTAAACCCTGTCGTGCTTATCACGGCTGGCATCCTTGCTTTAGGTGTTGCCATTGTTGCTGCCTACAAAAAGTTTGACACGTTTCGCAGTGTTGTGCGCACAGTAGTTAATGGTGTGGCTACTTATTTTGAGTTCATGGCTAACGCGTTTATCACCATGATCAACTTGGTCATTAAAGGCATCAACCTCATTAAGCCCGGCAAGGATATTGCCACCCTTGGCTCTGTCAGCATTGGCCAACTAGGTGAAAGTGGTGGTGGTGGCAACACTGGCAGCATTAACGCTTTTGAGTCAATGGCTAATGCAGGCACAATCGTTGCTGACGAAACCAATTTTGAAAGTGTCATAGCGGCAGGTATTACAAGCGCAAAAGTTCCTAAAATAAAAGCACCAGAAGAAATAAAGTTAGGCAAAAATTACAACGACCCTTTAATGGCTGGTGGTTTGCCAAACATCACGATAAATGCTGGTTTAATTAGTTCCGGCGCTCAAGTTGGGCTGGATATTATTGACGCAATACAGAAGGCACAGAGAATTAGCGGAACGGTTTTTGCGCCAGCATGAGTACACCAACTATGCAAGTGCTGGTGGGCTTCCAATCCACTACAGGATTTGGTACACCCTTTCAGCTCAATGACGCTTTCTATGGTGTCCTAGACACTGCAAGCCGCGGCACTTTAGGTGGTGTTACTTTTGTTGATCTGACTGGCTTGGTTGAGTCTGTAAACATTAAACGTGGTCGTTCACGCCAGTTAGATCAGTTTAATTCAGGTACTGCCACTATTGCTTTTGATAACTCTGGCCAAGAGTTAAACCCGTCTAACACTGCCAGCCCTTACTACCCGTTTGTGCTGCCACGATGCCCGGTACAAATCTTGGCTAATGGCACACCTATCTACACAGGTTTAATTACTGACTGGAACTTAGATTACGACATCAGCAACCAAGACATGATGTACGCGTCATGCGCTGACAACTTTACAGTGCTAGCCAACCAAGCACTCAACGCTGTGGCTACCACTGCACAGGCCAGTGGCACACGTATTAACACTGTGCTAGACCTGCCAGAGATTAACTATCAAGGCGCTCGATCTATAGACGCTGGTAGTTCCACCCTTGGCGCTTTTAACATTGCGCAAGACGAAAACTGTCTTAACTATTTACAGCTAGTAAACACCAGCGAGCAGGGCTACCTGTTTATGTCAGCTGCAGGCACACTTACCTTTAAGGGTAGGTCTAGCGTTCTTAACCCTGTAGCTGGGGCCACATTCAACACTGACGGCACAGGCCTGCCCTACCAAACGCTGATCAACCAATTTGGTGATGAACTGCTATACAACTACATAATTACGCAATCACCAGCTGGTGCAGTACAAACCACTAGCAACGCGGCCAGTATTGCGTTGTACCAATCCCAGCAGTATGCGCTTACTAATTTGCTGAACAGCACTACAGCTGAGGTTGCTGGCCTTGGTAACTATTTGCTAGGTAAATACCAAAACCCTGTGCTGAGGTTTACAGGGCTATCCACAGAAATGTCGGCCCTATCCACGGCTAACCAAAACATTGTGTTAGGGCTTGACATGACCAGTATTTGCACAGTAGTTAAAAACTTTGTAGTGGGCACCCCAGCCACAGAAACACAAACCCTGATTGTCTCAGGCATTAGCCACAACATCACGCCGGGTAGCCATATTGTGTCGTTTGTTTACGAGTCCACAGACGGCAATCAGTATTTCACCCTGAACGATGCTATTTTCGGTACTCTTAGCACTACTAATCTTTTAAGTTTCTAGAAAGGAAACACAACATGGCAATAGCACCCAACACAACATTCGTAGCGGGAAATATCTACACAGCCTCACAGGCAAATGCGTATGGTTTTGGCGCTTGCGCAATGGCAACCAGCACAACGCAATACATATTGACAACTTCAACCGCCATTGCGACAGGCATGACGGTTACTTTTACTGCTATTGCTAACCGTAACTACAAAGTGACCTACGCCGAACCGCAAGCTCAAATAACTAACCTTGCATCTGGTACTACTACAACATCAATACGCGTAACAAACGCGGCTGGAACACTTTTACAAACCAACTATCTAAGAAACTCTGCAGCGATTTCAGGCGTTGGTTCAATAAATTGTGTCTATGTCGGCACATTTACAGCAGGCTCTACAACGCTTGTGGGTTGTGCATCAACGTCAAGCCTGAGCGATGCGCCAGCATTGAACCGCAACACAGGGCCAGCCATTTTGCTTGTTGAAGATATTGGGCCTGCATAATGACTATCGGAAACCCACCCAAAGCCCTGATTCTATTAGTCGCTTTGCTATCGCTGGTGCTACTCATGGCAATCGGCAAAGTAGAAACCGAAGCCGGGATGCCCATTCTTACCGCCATTGTGTTTTACGGAATCGGCAACGGCGTTGCAGCAAAATCAGGCCAGCAGTCACCTAAAATCTTTGAGACAAAACCAAACAATGACCAGCACTAAAAAGCCATACGCGCCAGCAAAAACACCTTCAACAGGAAAACGTGCAGGCACAGAAAAGTTTTCTGATCTATGTCGCAGGCGCACCTCATGGTCATTTACCAATCTAGGCACCTGGGTAGTTCGTGACATACGAAACAAGCCAGGCGTAATGAGTCAGCACAGTGCCGGACTAGCGCTAGACCTACAATACTCTGATCGAGCAATGTGTCTAGGCGCTCTTGAGTGGCTAATTGCCAACACTGATGAGCTAGGTATTTCGCTAGTCAATGACTATATGTATGGCAAATATGGCCGCACGTGGATATGTGATCGAGCAGCTTGGAAAGTGCACACAACAGACACGATAGGTATCAGAGGGCATTGGATACACATTGAGCTGCACAGATTATTTGCTGACAACCCTACGCTGGTGGAAACTAACTGGCGTAAAATCCCTAGGCCATAAGGACTCCCAGATGCTGTTTGAGCAGTGCTGGGGCTAGGTGGTGGGTATCTTTGTTTCCATTGGGATATCCACCACCGCTTTCT